GAGGGCGGCGGGCATCCGCGCTCTCCGCACCGTCTGCCAGACCGCAGTCGCCTCGATGGGCACCGCGGCTCTGATCACCGAGGTCAACTGGGTGCAGGTGCTCTCGGCCTCGGCCCTTGCGGGTGTATTATCCCTACTTACATCAATCGCGACGGGGCTCCCCGAGGTCTAAGATGCTGGTCAAGGTGATCACCGACAGCCGGACGACCTACACCTGCGAGGTCGCTAAGACCGTCTATCTGGCGCCCAACTTCCGTCTGGCCGAGCTGGCCAACAACTTAGGAGACAGGGACAAACCCCAGTGGGAGGACAGCCCCGAGTCCCGGGTCTTCGTGGTGATGCTCCAAGAATTGAGGACCTGGATGGAGAAGCCGATGGTCATCAGCTCGTGTTACAGGCAGGTCGCCTATAACGTCAAGGTCGGCGGCGACCGGAGGAGCGCACACCTCCACGCCTGCGCCGCGGACTGGCACATCGCGCACACCCAGACGCAGCGGGACCACGTCTCCGCGAAGTGGCGCCAGATCTGCGAGAGCCACGGCGTCATCGGCGCCATCAACTACTACACCGGAGGCTACCATCTCGAAGCCTACAGCGACAGATGGTACGGCAGCAAAGGCTTTGCCATCCGCGACTACCGCGGGACCAAAAAGGACTGGTAAAGCCCACGACAACCACTAAAGCGCGGCGGCGGGTCTTTGGTTTTCTTCCCGGCCGCTTGCGCCTCATGATACCTCCTTTCAACCACGCGGGCGGCGCAGGCTCGCGTGGCGTCAACTATGCCCCCGAAAGGGGGCTTTTTTTAATGCTTAAAAGGGGAGGGCGCACAAGCCTCAAATCGGGCTGTCAGAGCGGTGCAAAACGTGTTATGATTAGTTTATTGATGAGCATCCCAAAACGCGCCAGCGAGGCGCTGAGGAGCTCAAGAGGGAGGTCAGAATGAAAGGCGGATTTTTATTTATTGTCGCAATCGTGCTGGGGCTGCTGTCGGTGGTCCTGAAGAACAAGCAGGACGACGAGAGGGCCGAGATGGAGGCTCGGATCGAAGCGTATAGGGAGAAGCGTCGCAAGGAACAGGCTGAGGCCCCGAAGGTCGTCAAGGAGATGACCGACTGGATCTTCTCTCCGGCGCGGATCCGGAAGAGCGTCCTCGAGGAGCTTGACGAGACCTATCCGGTCGTGGAGCTGGAGGAAGAACCGGACAACCCCAAGGACCCCAGAGCCATCGCCGTGATGTACAACGACGCTGACGGCAATGACATCCGGCTGGGCTATCTGTTCAAGGGCAAGCTCTACGATGCTGTCCATGAGGCGCTTGACAACGGCGGCAAGTTCTATGCCTCAATTATTTCGGTGGATTGGGATAGACGCGAAAATGATCCCAAGAAGTACCTTGAAATTTCGGTGGATTTTACGGAGTAAAAGTTATTGTCAACCGCCGCCGAAAGGCATATAATAATTACCGAGAAGAGGTCAGGGCGCTCTGGGCAGGGTGCCCTATATGGTAAACGTTACCTGTTCCTAAAATATCAGATAGTTGAACTTGTAACCGTTACCAATTGAATAATGGAAGACATTATAATGGCCTTTTCTCAATCGTTGAGAGGAGGTCATTTTTAATTATGAAAACGATTTACACGCCAAAAGTCAGGGTCGTGACCGCCGGATCCGGCGAGGAGTTCGAGGCAAAGCTCAACGCCGTCCTCGAAGAGCTCGCGGAGAAGGGCAGGAAGCAGGAACTGACGTTTAATCTCGCGGCGGGACACTGTGCATACATCCGCTACGAGGAGACCCACATGATCCCGGAGACCATCCAGGACGAGTACGAGCTTCGCGGCGAGCGCTACTCCTGCCGCGACTGCCCGCATTACGTCCCGAGCATGGACGGACGCAGAAAGTGGAGCATATGCGACTACATCGGAGAGCGCACGACTGCCAAGAGCGAGGCCTGCGAGTGGTTTTACAAAAAGCTGGCCAAGGGCGAGATCAAGCCGGTGGAACTATAAGGAGGGCAGAGATGAGCATCAGTCAATCGGTCTTTTGCAAACGCGAAGACAGCGCCCTCTACCACACCAACATGAGCCTGAGTCTGGAGAACCTGCAGCGCTTCGTCCGGGGCTACATCGAGGTCGTCCCGCTGGGCGTCTACGAAGGCCAGCAGGTCGTCATGATCTGCAACGAGGAAGGCAAGCTCCGGGACGACATCCGGCCGAGCATTGCATGGACGGCCCCAGGACGTGGGATCCTCGACATCATCTTCGGGGACGTCGTCTTCTGCGCCCAGGACGGCGAGGCGCTGGTCGGCCTCTATGGGAGGCTCAAGCATTTCCGGGCGTGGCTCCAGGCGCAGGGGCTCCGGATCAATTAGGAGGACATCATGAGCAAAAAGAAGTACGTCTATTATTTTACATACGGGTCCGACAAGGCCGAGAGTGGCCATCCCTACGAGGGCGGCTGGTCGGTGGTCGAGGCGCCGAGCATGGGAGCCGCCGCTGAGATCTTCCGGGCGATCCATCCGGACAAGCATCCGGGCAGGCTCAACTGCTGCTCGGTGTACTCCTCGGACGTCTGGGGAGAGACCATCATGGCGCAGAAGGGGAGCAGCTTCGGCAAAGGCTGCCACGAGAAAATCACCTGGGAGGTATTTGATGAGTAACTTTGAAAAGCGGCTTTGCAAAGCTATCGACTACGCATGGATTACGGTCTGCGCTCTGGCGGTCCTGGTGACTGTTGTCGGCGTTGGAGTATTGATCCAAGGAGGGCAGATCTGATGCTGAAATTATATGAGTACCCCCGGGCGATCGAGGACGCATACGAGCGCGGAGCCGACGCGGAGACCGGCGAGATCATCGACGAGAAAGCGTGGGCGGAGCTCGAGGCTCTGCAGATAGAACGCGATGAAAGAATCGAAGGCGTCGCCCTCTGGGTCAAGGATCTCAATGCGGAGGCGGCAGCCATCAAAGCTGAAGAGGAGGCGCTTAAGAAGAGGCGCCAGAGTATTGAGAAGAAGGCCGAGAATCTCAAGGGCTACCTCGGGTATGTACTCCGAGGCGAGAAATTTAAGACGGCCCGCGTGGCCGTTGGCTGGCGCAGATCCGAGACTGCCGAGCTCCTCGACGGCGTGGATCCGGTGAGCCTGCCGCTGGAGTACCAGCGCGTCAAGGTCGCAGTGGAGCCGGACAAGGCAAAGCTCAAGGAGGCGCTCAAGGCCGGAAAGACCATCGAAGGCGTCGAGCTCGTTGAGCGGCAGAACATTCAGATCAAATAAGGAGGCCAACATGGCGAGGAATGACATCCCCGAATATCGCATCTGGAAAGCTATGAAGTCTCGCTGTTATGCGCCATCTGGCAAAGACAATACCTATCAGAAGAACGGCGTACAGGTTTGCCCCCGATGGCGGAACAGCTTCGAAGCTTTCTTTGAAGACATGGGACCGCGCCCTGGCTCTGACTACTCCATCGAGAGGGTGGACGTTTACGGCGACTATTGCCCCGAGAATTGCACATGGATTCCACTCAGCGACCAGTCTAAAAACAGGAGGTTTTGCCTGGTCTACACAATCAACGGAGAGACTCACAACCTCAAAGAATGGAGCCGAATCTGCGGCATCAAATACACCACGGTTTATATGAGGATCTTCAGATCTGGATGGTCTGTCGAAAAGTAACTTGAAATGAAAGGAGAATGAAATGGGGGTCGTCGTTATGATTTTGGGGGCTTCAGGCTCGGGCAAGAGCTGCTCCCTCAGAAACTTCCATAAGGGAGAGATCGGAGTATTTAATATCGCAAACAAGCCACTTCCTTTTAAATCTGATTTGGACGTGGTAAACAGCACAAATTATGAACAAATCAAAGCCGCTTTGAGGCGTAATTCGCTCAAAGCCTACGCAATAGACGACAGTCAGTATCTGATGGTATTTGAAGAGTTCAACCGCGTCAAGGAGGCTGGGTACTCCAAGTTCTCCGACATGGCGCAGAACTTCTACCAGCTCGTCCAGACGGCCATCAGGGACACCACCGACGACACGGTCGTCTACTTCCTCCACCACACCGAGGTGGACGAGACCGGCCGCATCAAGGCCAAGACCGTCGGCAAGATGATTGACAGCAAGCTGACGCTCGAGGGGCTTTTCCCGGTCGTTCTGCTCACCGGCACCGACGGGACAAACTACTGGTTTGAGACCCAGAGCGACGGCTACACGACCACGAAGTCGCCGATGTCGATGTTCTCAGAAAAACGTATTGACAATGACTTAAAGGCCGTGGACGCGGCTATCAGAGATTACTGGGGGCTGACCAAGACCCCGAAGAAGGAGGACTAAATGAAGCCTATTGCAAATTGGAACGACATCACCCCGGAGGTGGAAGGCATGAGGAGCAAGCTCCAGCCGGGCGGCTACGTCATCAGGATCACCCGCGTCACCAACGACGACAAGAAAGAGTACCTCAAGGTCATCTATGACATCGCGGAAGGCGACGAGGCCGGACGCTTCTCCGACGCTTGGAGCCAGGATCCGGAGCACGACTACGCGCACAGCTTCTTCCGGAGCTACAAGGAGAAGGCCAAGGGGCTCTTCAAGGGATTTATAAAGGCCGTCGAGGAGTCCAACAGCGGCTACACCTGGGACTGGCACGAGGAGAGGCTGGCGGGCAAGCTGCTCGGGATCGTCCTCGGTGAAGAGGAGTATTTGACAAATCGCGGGGAGATCTCGACCCGGTTGACGGTCAGAAGCGTCACCACGGCGGACAAGATCCGCGCCGGGGAGTTCACGGTGCCGGATATAAAAAAATACAAGCCCAAGGAGGAGAGCGCCGCTCCCGTAGCGCCTGATCAGCCGCAAGAAACCGGCTTCATACCCGATGCAGATATACCATTTTGATAGCTTGTGAATAATATTCGGGAGTATGCAGAATGAATCTTATCGAGGACACACGAAACCAGATAGGAAAGCACGAGATTAAACACGCGGCGTTTGATGCGGCGGGGGACAAGCTCCTCCGCTGCAAGCTCCCGGTGGGCGACTACGCTCTATTCCCGAAGGTGGCGGTCGACACCAAGGCCGACATGGCCGAAATTGCCCAGAACATCGGCGGGACGGCGTCGGAGCATGCCCGCTTCCGCGAAGAATTGAAACTCGCCCGGGAGTACGGCTGCCAGCTCTTCGTGCTGGTCGAAAACGAGGACGGCATCGAAGACCTCGAGCAGGTCGCCTACTGGACCAATCCGCGCCTCGCTTATAGCGACCGCGCCATCAACGGGCCCCAGCTCATGAAGGCCATGAAGACGATGCAGGAGCGCTACGGTGTGACCTTCCTTTTCTGCAGGCCAGCCGAAGCGGCGGCCGTCATCAAGGACCTGCTACGGGGAGGAGGTGAGCCGGATGCGTGACAGGACGACCTACATCAAGCTCGATCGGAACATCACGAGCTGGGGATGGTATAAGGACGAGAAGACCTTCAAGCTCTGGATCCACCTGCTCCTATCGGCGAACATCAAAGACCACACGTTTATGGGCGTTGAGATCCATCGCGGGGAGCTCGCGACGAGTTACAAATCGCTGGCCATTGAGACAGGGCTATCGGTCAAAAGTGTCAGAACCGCATTAGAGCATTTGAAAGCGACAGGCGAAGTGGCAGTCAATCGGCAGGCTAAATTCTCGATAATTTCAATACCTCGCTTCGATTACTACCAGAACAACCGGCAAGCAAGCGGGCAGTCAATCGGCACTCCAGCGGCACTCAATGGGCAACAATCAAAGAATATAAAGAATGATAAAGAAGGGAGAGGCGGCGCACAGCGCCGCAGCCCCGCCCATGAGTCCGTCTACCGGATGGCCCTTCGACTCCAGCAGGAGGTCGATGAGGAACTGGCGGCAGAAGAAGCGGCAGAGGCCGCGGAGGGTAACGAATGAAAAAGGCACACGCCAAGTCAATTTTGATAAAGCTGATGCGGATCTGGCCGAAGGGCTTCCCGCCGATGGACGACATGGAGGTCGCCGCAAGAGTCGAGGACCTCATGGAAGCGTTCGGTGAGCTGGCATACAAGGACGTCGATGCAGCCATCAACGAGCTGAAGAAGACGCAGACCTTCCTGCCGAGCATCGCGGAGATCCTGCAGGCGGTACAGGCCGTCAAGGCCGCACAGACGCAGAGCGAAGCGCCGAGTGACTTTTGGGATGAGG